ACATAGCAGGGCTAAATGCACGGAAACCCGTCACAGCACCAGCGAGCGTTATATTGCCCGTACCTGTGCTAGTCGAGGTTTCTAGAACGCGGTCTGCGTAGGTTGCCATTGTTTAGGCTGAAAGTGCAGTGTATGTCAGACTAGAACACGACACAGTATCGCCCGCAGTCACTGTCAATCCGTTGGTCATGTTGATATCAGAGCCACTTGCAGCTACTGCGCAATGAATGACCACAGTTCCGCCGGATGTTTCTAGCGTAGCCGTAGCCACTGGGGAAGCATTGCCTGCGGCGTTGGTGTCGCTTGTAATCGCGTTAGCCGTAGCGGTTCCAGTAGCAGACGCGCCGAATGCCGTAGCACTCAGGGCCAAGTTAGCCACCGAAGTGCCAGGCGCTGCAACCGTGCCAGACAATCGGAAACGAAGCCTGCCAGAAGCTCCTATAAGCGCCGTTACTGCGTCCGTAGCAGCGTTACGTGCCGCTGTGCTGTGTGTCAGTGCCATTCAATGCCTCTTTCAATTTATCTTCGTCAATAAAACCAACTAGCTCGACGGTATCAGTCTTGCCCGTTTCTTTTCTAACAATTTCAACCACTAAGCGTAATTCGCCAAGGTTTCCGCCAAGATTAGCCATTATTCTGATACCTCAATCATGCCAACTGCCTTGCCATCCGGCCCACGTTGCAGCATACGTTTTTTAGGCTTGTTCATTTGTTCGATTGTTTTTACCAGAGCCTGTGCAATCTGCCCAAAATTCTGCATCGCTTGCATCATGCTTGCGTCGCTCTTTTCAGAGTGAGATTTTACTTGCTCAGTAAGTGCCCCGGTGTCTATATTTACGGCGGGTTTCTCAGCCGCTTGAGCATTCATTCCGGCAATCTGCAACTTGGTTTCGCTATCAATCTGGGCCTTCATTTGTGCGCGTTGCGTTTCTGCGTCTTGCTTCAATTGCTCCAACTGTAGCGCGAATTGCTGTTTAACCTGCTCCAACTGCAAAGCCTGCTCACCCTTGAATTGCTCGATCTGGGCAGACTGTTGTAGCTTGGCCTGCTCCAATTGAGACTTGCCCTGCTCCACTTGCTGGCTGTGTTGCAGTTCCATTTGCTTGACTTGCAAGCTGTTGTCCTGCGGTTGCTGCTCTTGTGGAGGCGGTGGGGGCTGCTTAATCTTGTCGATAGCATCTTCCACGGCATTGCCCATCTTTGCCCGGCGTGTCACGGTCAATAGCATCTCTTTCAATGCGTCAACAGGCAAAGCACCCATTTGCACCGCTGGCATGAAACCTTGAATGACTTGGTTTAGAGCGTTCATTGTGTCGCTCAATCCCTTCATGTCAGACTCAACCGATGCGGCAACAGTCGAATCAGTCTCAACGTCAACCTTGAATGTGCGCAACTTATCATCACGCATCACCTGGATGATCTCATCCCAGCTTGGTGGTAAGTCGGGCTGCGGTGGAGGCTGTTGGCCTTGCATCTGGGCTTGCTGTGACTGCATTTGCCATTGCATCATGGCTTGCTGCTTTTCCTCACCAGTGGGGAATTTAAGCCCCGTCATACTGGCCAATGTCTCAGGCTGAAAGCGCTCTCCAATGATCTCGGATTGCAAGCGAAGCAAGTCACGAATGAACAAAGCACAGTCGGTCTGCATGCGCTTCAATCGTGCGCTACCCCATTGGGCCTTAATCTGTTGAGCGCCAAGTGTTTCGTTGGCATTGGTTGAGCCGCGCAAAATGTCACTGATACCCGTAATCTCGTAGATCACCTGCTTAGATGATTCTCGCTGCACTTGCAATATCTGCAATACTTTGGCAGCCTGCTCGATAGGCATGAACCAGATGGCCTTTTCCAATCCGCCACGCTCTAACAATGCGGTGACGTTTGAAGCCGGAATCAGGTCGTTATCCTCGCCGCGCATCAATTCAGACAACTCGGACAGCGTGGAGTCATAGATGCCGCGCATCTTCAATCCCTTGACCAAGATGTTAATGCGACGGGTTACAGTGTCGAGTTCGTCTGCCTGTTCTCGGTAGTATTCGAACAGCGGCGTAGGTATCAGTGTGCCACTATCTTCGCAAGCGTATAAAGGGCGAGGGTTAGGATAGAAGCCAGTTAGTCCGAGCGGGTCTGGTAACGTCTTTAGTGGGCTATCTTTATAGGCAGGGGCGATAAAGATTACTTCGCGCTCTTCCTTGTCCCATATCTCCCATACCTCGGCAGTCTTGAACGCTTCAGCAACGTCCATGTCCTTTTCGCCTTCAACATCAGGGTCATCTGTCTTGTCCAATGGAACGGATGCGCCAATCTCTCCGAACTGTTCCTCAAGTTCGTCGCGTGTCAATCGGTGGCGAAACGCTTCCCATGTCACAGACTCCCATGATTCACCTGCGGATATGCGGAAGTCTTTCCATTGAACGTGTTCAATAGGTGCCTGCTCCCAAGCAAGCTCCTCAAAGTCTCCATCTAACGCTTCTGTTGGCTCGGTGTCGGTTTCTTCCTGCACTTTGTTGATGGTTGGAACATAGCGCACGCGAGCCAATCCACGGCCAGGCAATAGCATGTCAATCACGCAGAACCGAATCTGAGAATCAAACTGGGTCGTGTCCATGCCATATTCAAGGCAGCGGCCAATAACTTCGCTCACAGCCTTTCCCACTGGGTCTTCATCTTTGAACCGACGGCGTACATCAGGTTTTGGCAAGCTGTTATAGATTGCCGGGCGCATGGTCTCGGTATTCGACCAAAGAATGTTAAAGCTGTGTTTCTTAATCTCTTTTTGCCGATAGCGTTTAAGAACCTTGTCACCCTTTTCGCGCCATTGAGATTCTCTTTTATCAGCGAGCTTTAGTTCCAATAGCCAACGGCGAACTATGCCCGCTTGGTCTACTCCAACATCTTCCGGCTTTTCCAGTGCGCCTGATTCGTAGTCCATAACTTAGGTGGGCTGAACGATGAATGTTACGTTCAATGTGCCGCCAATCACAGCGGATAAAGCACCTTGAAACCCGATTGGGTAAAAGTGCCATCCAACTGCGGGGGTAATCGTGCCACCAATTGCGCCATTTGAATCTGCGAGTGCGATAGTCCCGACGGTTGTCGAGTTGACGTAAAAGCCTGATATTTTCCCTTGACGTGGGGAAATAGTGCCCGTAGCGGTAAGGGTGACTGGCTGGCCGTAAATCATTCGTAATCTCGCTTTCTCTTGGAATTCGCTCGTATTATCTCAGAAATGGTTTGCTGTTGGGAAAATTTAGGCGGCTCAGCAGGTTTTGGTTTCATTTCCTCTCGCCATACCAAACAAGCATATCTAAATGCATCACTGTAGTGGCTTGTCCAATCATGTCGCGGCTTATCTCTAAACGCTCTCTTATCCTCGTCATATTCACGTTGATATTGTTTCAGAGCGTCTATTCCGTCGGCGCATTTAGTGTCAATAAAGCAATCTGACAATGTTAAGCGCGATGCCTGTATACCGTCAATCAAGCCAAGCTGCGGAACGATGCGAGGCTTCCATCCAAGCCCCCTAAACTGCTCCTCGATACTTCTACCAGTTTGCAAGCTCTTAGCCCTTGCATCATGCGGCAACCATAGCCAATCACCATATGCGTACGGCTTTGCCTTCAACACTTCGTTGTAATGCGATATTGGCATGCCGTGCGTGCTGTAGCAGTCAATCAGTCGTAATTCTTTGCCAACTTGGAACCACCAAATAGCCGTATCGTCTGACCACCCCAAGTCAAGCACAGCGTGAACTTTAAGCGCAGGGTCATACAAATCGGCCTTGATTCGCCCTTGCTGGTCTGCAAGCCATATTTCCTTGCCATAGATAGCGCCTGGCAATGCAGCATCAAAGTCGCACTCCATCTCTTGCCGCCACGCATCTTCGGTTAGTTCAAGGCGCAGAGAATCAAGCTCTGACTCTGGCAACAGTCCTGACTCACTTGCCTTAATGCAAAGTGCCAGCCATTCATCATTGACCTTGGCGTGCTCGTATGTCTCCCAGAACTGATTACGCCCCTTGGGTGTGCCAATGATTACCGCCCATCCTTGTCTATCAGCTAATGCAGGGCGAATAACGTAACCCCATACGCTCGGCTTCCAATCTCCATATTCGTCGGCCACTACGCCATCAAAGTACAAACCACGCAGAGCGTCAGCGTTATCAGCACCAAACAAGCGTATAGAACACCCGTTCGGATAAGTGATTCTCAGTTCTGATTCGTTGATGCTGATCCCAGGCACTGGTGCGCTGTATCGCTTGAGATAGTCCCATGCTACCGCCTTGGCCTGCGAATAGAAAGGCGCAACATAGGCAAACCGCCCGTCATTGCCATTGAATGTCAGCGCTTCTTTGATTAGCTGATTGACACACGCCACGGTCTTGCCAGCTCTTCGATGCGCAACAACAACTGCCCACCTTTGCCGCCGTGTGTGCAAAGGCATGAAAGCCTTGCGAGGCGTGTAAGGAATTACTATTGATCTAACTGCCATGAGATAACGATTGGAGCTTCTTTATCCCCCGCTAGTTCAGTGCGTGCTAGTTTAGGCGTTGCGTACTCAGCCAGCTTGCTGAGAATGTCCAGTGCGCCTTTTGGGTCTGGCTTCAATTGGTCGCCATCACCATAAGCAACGGCATTAAGCCACTCTGAGACGTTTTCAGCATTGCCCTCTAGCAAAGCATTAACCGTATCTCTAAATGCGCGTGTGGCCTTGTTTACTGCGCCCTTGGGCCTGCCCCTGCCACGGTTGGTTAAGTTAGCAGAATTTCCGCTCTCTACTTTATTTTTCATAACGATGCCCTACGTGTTGACGTAAAGCGTCATTTTATATCTAACGCAAAGTAAGGTTAGCGCGAATCAATGCTGCGGCTTGTGCGGCTGTGTTGGTCTGGGCTACTTGTGTCCAGCCTGCTTTTTCGCTTGTAGTGCTATTTAGGTTTTGCACGTAAACGTCAGTGCTTGTGCCTGCGTTTAAAAACTTTGTGATCTTTGCACCTGCGCCGTCATTAGCCAGCTCTGCCTGTAATTGTGTTTCAGTGAATGCCATGATGTATCCTTTTCAATAGGTTTGATTATGCCGAATTATGGCTTCCAAGACAAATAAAACACTGCGCCAATAAGAGCCGCTCCCAATATTGCGCTTACTGCGGTGTGTATTGCATCCATAATCCAATCGTAAACAGTAATCCGCTCGCTTGGGTCGATTGTTTCATCTATTTCATTGCATGATGTATTGGTTGCACGGGCTGGGCAATCTTTGCCTTGAATGCATTGCCCATTAGCGTCGCAGCAGTTCATGGCTTCATATCCATAAAGTAAACGATAAACGGGCTGGCAAACAAGCAAGCTATGCCCATTGCCTCCAGTAGTTCGCGAAAGTATTTTTTATAGGTGTTCATGGTCTTTGCTCCTTACTTGGCGGATAAGTTGGCTTCTGTCCATCCTGCCATCCATGCCTTCATCTCTTTTGATGTGCGCTTGTCTCCAATCTCGCGGCCTGCAATCATTGCCATCATGTTGCTATCTAAGCAAGGTGCGCACTTGATGCCATTAGCAAAGGCGATTGCTCCGAATGTTTTTGCTGCTTGAGTGTTCATTTTGGTTTCCTTGGGTTTGTGTTGTTGATGTGTTTATTATAAAGCAATTTACATCATTGTGTAAACTATTTTTACATTTATTTAGAAAATTTCTTGTTCAGGACTTGGTGGTCATCGACCGGATCAGATCGGCAGCGTCATACAAGCCCAGCTTGTTTGCGAAGGCATGCAGATCGCGCAATTGGTCGGTAGTACCGTCCTGGCGTTGCGGCTGTTGCGTCAGCTTGGCCAACTCGACTTTTAGGTTTTCAGGCATTGGGTGTTTTCATTTTGAAGGTTTTCGTTGTTTGTTGCGTTGAATGAATTGTAAACCAATTTACAGCACTACGCCAACTATTTGCAAAATATTTTCAATTATTCTTTGCGTGCGCTGTTCTTTGCGTCCATCTCTTGCATCAGTCGCTTGAGATAGATTGACAGGTCTAGTGCTTCCTCAAAAGCGTGTTGCAACCATTGGCGCTCAGTTAGCGGGTTGCCTGCTACTGTGCGACCATATTTTTTAAGGCCCAATTGCTGGCGATCCAGAATGTTTTTGCAGACTTCCTGCTCTGTGTCTTTCATGCTTGTAGCTCCTTTAGCTTTCGTTTGTAGGTTTCTTTGATCTCTCTTAGGTCGTCAATACTGTAATGCTTTGCAGTGTGTGGGCCTTCTAGCCATTCGACGCGCTCTTGGCCTATCAGCTTCACCAAGTTGACGCGATATAAAGCCACGTTACCCGATAAGTGCGTGTTGCATGGTGCGCACTGTTTGTGGCAGTTATCTGGCTCATATGCAAGCTCAGGACGTGCGCCACGGCTTAGATAATGCCCTGCATGCCATTGCCCCGTGTGGTGACGTTGGCAGCTTATGCACGGCTTGTCGGCGTCTCTAGCCCTTACCCATGCGTTAAATGCTGTCTGAGCCTCCCTGGCCCAGTCTGCGCGGCTCTTAATCGCCACCTTCCGCGCCTTTACGGTCTCGCGCTCTTGCTTCTTTGCAGCCTTCACCAGCCTACTAGCGCACATTGCCGAACACACGCGCTGCATTGGTCGCAGCGGGTAAAAGCTAATGCCGCATTGCTTGCAGTCTTTTGGGCGGGAAACTGTCACAGGTCGCGCTCCCATGCTGCGAACTTTACGCCCTGCTCTGTTGACCATGCCAGTACAAATTCAATCAAGTCTGCACATTCTGCTCGGCTTAGCTTGCTTGTCTTGCGAAACACCACATCTATGCCATGCCCGTCGATTGCAGGAAGTATCTCCACTTGCTGGCCTGTAGCTCGTAACCAAGCCGCTGTCATTAGTCTTTTCCATGTTTCAGCGTCGCGCTTTTGGCCTGCCCATTCAATCTGATTGCTTATCTGAGTTAGCAGGGAGTGCAGTAGCGCGTTTTCCTTGAGGCTGCGTGTCTCTGGGCGCACTTCCAACGTAAATCGCTGATCTGCTTGCAACACGGCTGCAAGGAACGGGTATAGCTGCGATTGCAATGCTGCTCTCGCTTGCTGGCGGTTACTTAGTTGGATTGTGAGCGATTGCATTGTTATTAACCCAAGGCCGCAAGCAATTCATCATCGCTCAGTTGATTTTCACCAACAAATTTCTCTTCGCTTGAAACTTCTTTTTCGAGTTGCTTCACCCACACTGTGCGCAAGTCACGTTCAGATTGAGTTTGTGCATTACCAAGGCGGATGCGCTCGTTTGACAGATTCATCAGCAGTGCGTTTAAGTGTGTCATGTTGGTTTCCTTGTTTGGTGTGCTTGATTGTAATCTATTTTACCAACATTTTGCAATTATTTTTCAATCTTCCAGTTTATCCAATGCAGCGCCTCGCAGTATCGCTTGAATGCCCAAATTGCATATGCTCTGTCGTGCTTTGCCATGTTTGCACAGTGGGCCACTATGCGAACTTTCAGGGCTTCGTCGGCTTCGGTCATAGGCTGTAACGTCCCCACCTTTGACGCTTGATTGCTCCAATATCCACTAGCTCGGCTAACACCTTGTAAGTTGACTGGTACGGCCAGCCCGTTATTGCCACAAACTCAGCCAACATTAGCGGCCCATGCTCCAACAACTTCAATGCTGCGTATTGTCGGGTCATTTTCTTTGACTCTCCCAATTGAACGAAACCATTTTCCCGCCGCCCTCACGCATTCGATCAAGAATACGATCACCGAAGTATTCCTTCAATGCTCCCATGTCAAGGTTTGTGATAACGATGGTTGGATTCATGTTTTCATACCTACGGTTCAGCACTTCAAACATCAGTGTCTTATTGAACTCTGTCCCGTAATCCATCCCAGCCTCATCCAAAATCAACAGTTCAACGTGCGAAAAATTGTCGATCATTTCAGATTCTGTCTCTTTTGATTCTTTGGCAAAACACTCCTTTATTCTTCGCAGCAAACCCGTGACCGTGTAAAACTTAGCATACGATCCTTGCTCAATCAGTTCGTTAGCGATTGCGCAGGCTAAATGGGTTTTCCCTGTCCCTGCTTTGCCTGAGAAAATTAAACAGCGCCCATCGGCGTTTGCTTGCGTCCAATCGGCTGTATAGGCCTTTGCAACTGTCAGCGCTTTCTCTTGACCTTCGTTTGTAATCCTGAAGTTGTCAAAAGAGCACTTGGCGAATCTTGGTGGAATTTTGCTATTTGCGCGTGCGCGTTCAATGGTTGTTTTTAATTCCTCAGCTTTTCTAGCAGCACTTCTTTGTGCTTTCATGTCTTCAAAATCTTTAGTGCAACTTTGGCAACTACTGTAAAAAGTACGCCCAAGGGTGGACGTGGCCATGGCTTGAAATTCTCCATGTATTTTGCAAATCTTAGTTTCAAAAACTTCCGTCATCATTAACTCCTTGTGTGTAGTTCATTGCTGAAATATCGTGATACGTGCGCTTCGCTTGGGTTTTGATATCGGTTCTGTAATTACTCCTGCACCAGTTGCGCCATGTTGCCTGCCAATCTAGCTTGACTCCTTTTTGTCCAGGCTGTGAATTCCAGTAATCACGAAACTTGCTTGCCTCTTCCAATGTGTTGGATATGCCTTGATCAATAGCAAATTGAAAGTCAGGTTCAAAGTCTTGAGGCAAGCGGGAACCGCGCGCTGTCTTTGTCTTCTCTATCTTTGGTAACGGTAACGGTAACGGTATTGGAGACGGAGACGGAGACGGAGACGGAGACGGGGCATCCGCCTCGCATCCGCCTCGCATGCGGTCCGTGTGCGGTTCGGATGCGCCTCGCATGCGGTCCGCATAATCTGGCATGCGGTTCGTAGCTTCATTGCGTCCATATCGCTTGCATAAAGCTGCAAATCGTGACGCTTCGGACCTATCTTTTGCACCAGCCGCCCAGGGGTTATGCTCTGACCAATCGTGAATAGAAAGCTGGTTTTCCGCACCATCCAAAAAACCAACGTCGACCATTGCAGAGACAAAAGCGCCATGTTCACCAGTCCAATCGACTGACAGTTCTATGTCTTCGTTTGATAGTCCAGACAAGTCACCGTCGCTTCGATTGGCAGCCGACCATATAAACAAGTATATGCATGCCAATGGACCAGCGTGCCCCAATCGCCTGAGTAGCTTCTTGGTCTTTGGGTGACCAGGTAGCCCGGTTGATATGCGAGCATCCTTTGTCATTTTGCAGTCCACAGCTTCGTGATTTCTAGCTGCCCGAGCGGTGTAATCAGACATTGATGGAACTCGTGCCCGTTTTTTACGTCAGAAACAACGTTAAACCACTCAGAATAGCCAGCTTTAGGCAAATCAGCATTGAGCCACTTCACGCCTCCTTCACGCAAAAACTGATTTAGTTTGATGGCGGTAGTGCCTAATTGTTTTGCAATCAGCGTCGTACTTACGTCTTGTTTGCGGTCTGCCAATATCTCGTATATTGCAACTTTAGGTGCTTGCTCAAGCAATAGCGCGTCTTTGGCTTCGATCTTCTCTGCTTGCTCTGCGGCAAGTCGCAAGGCTCCCGATAGCGTTGTGGGAACTTTGATTGCTTGTTTCGACTCCAATTCCTGCCAACGCTTGATAATTGCAAATCGCATTGGAGCTGAGTATCCAGAAACTAACGTCAGTGTCAGGTCTTTATTTAGCACATATTCCGTTTGTAGTCGTCCTACTGAATCACGGTAGGTACATCCAAAAGTGGATACATCTTTTTCAAGCTGATCGAGCATGTTTTCAATGTCTCTCTTTACGTGCCCATGCTCTTTTTGTGTGAATTCCGCTATCTCACGGCTCGACATCTTTTGCGAGTTGTCCATTGTTGCTATCTGCATTTTCGTTACTCCAAAAAAAACCGCCTGCAACCCCGTGGAATCAGCACGGAACTACAGGCGGTAGGCCTTGAGAGCTTTGACTTTTTAACCCTCTGATTCAGGGAATGTCGAAACTCTCAGCGCAAATTCTACCCCAAATTTCTTAGGGGTAGTGCTATTTTTTACAATAAAGGCGACTGCGTTCCTGTACTGCCAAAGCCTTTATCGCCTCGCTCGGTTTCCTTTAGCTCGCTAGTTTCCTCGATAGCCCATTGGTCAACAGGTATCAGCATGGCTTGGGCTATTCGGTCGCCTGGGCGTACAAAAAACGGAACGCGCCCCATGTCGTGATCAACCTCATCGCTTACCAATTGCACCATTACCTCGCCAACGTAGTCAGAATCCACCACGCCTACACAATTTGACAATCTGACCTGATGCTTGAAGCCATGCCCTGAACGGCTATAAACTAGCATTACGTAGCCTTCTGGCACTTCAAACGATAACCCAGTCCCGCAGGTAACAGGGAAGCCCTGCTCGACGTTTGAGCCTATTTGAGTCATGCCTGCTACCGTTGCAGCGTGCAAATCAAAGCAAGCTGCCCCTGCGGTTTGGTACTTTGGAAGAATGGCGTTGTCGTGAACGCGCTTTACTTTCAGTGTCTTTGTCATAGTGTCTCCATTGGTGAATAAATCTGTCTGTGGATTGAAAACGGCCTTAGATTGGCTGATAACTGCGGTTGGAAACAATTTTTTGTGGCAGACCGGGCCTATTGGACGGCAAGCAACAAAATACATTGCTTTGTCCAATGGCCTGGAACACATTACGCATCGCACTTGGTCGCCTTAAGAATCACCACATTCACTCCAGTGCCTGCAAACTCGTTTTCGTAGATTGTTGACCATTCGCACTCCACGCCGTCAAAGTCCTTGCCCTTGTTGGACGCTGGCAGGATGGATACAACCACGCCACCTGGCTTTAATAGGCCTATGGCGTACTCAGTATGCAATCGTGCCCTGCCGCCTTCAAAAGGTGGGTTTAAGATGATCCTGTCGTACCTACCCGCCGTAATAGCCCACGGCAAAAAGTCAGCGTTTACCACGTTAACCCCCTTGGCCTTCAAGATTGTGCAATGTAGTTCGGATATTTCCACGCACGTAGTTCTGTCCTGTGGCATGAATTGAGCAATGCCGCCCTGCCCTGCACTGGGTTCTAAGCATTGATCATCGTCCCCAATGTATGCCCACTCAACTGCAATACGTGCCAGTTTCTCAGGGGTCGCGTAATATTGGTGCGATTGTTTGTCAGGAATACACCCAGAGGCCACAATATCATCCAGCACTTCGGTGGGGTCGTAGTCAAATTGAAAGTATGGATTAGACCCGCGCTCCATCAATACCGCGCCGATGGATTCCAGTACCTTGGTTGCTTCCTCTACACCTCCAACGTGCCTACCGCTGTCAAACTTCCGAGCGTTCTCAATATTGACGTACTTTGTAGGGTAGCCGTTTCCAACGATGCGTGTGGCGATTCTCATACCACCCAGCAGGGCCAGCACGTTAAACGGTAGCGGTCTTCCGATAAGTTCAAACTCTTTTATCTGCTTTTTAGGCTTTTGGCGAAACTCTGCCGGGATAGCTCGCGGGTACATACTGGCAAGAATCGCATTCAATCTCCACGACATATCCGGGTGAACCTCCATGTGGGCGGTTCCTTTGCGGTGCAACTTGATCTTCATAGACCCGCCGTCCAACGTCACCCACTGGCCCCACCTACGCCTAAGAATCGGGATTAGGTCAGACGTTGCATGCCAGCCTGGCTCTTTTCGCCCCATGAATTTAGCCACCACACACCGCAGGTCATTGATCAATCCGCAGGTGCTAGTGTCCGCAGAGTCATAAGCATTTAGAACACGGGCAATAATCATCCGCTTGCCGAAACCTTCGGGGGCGTTGGTAACGTGGTCGCCCGACAATCCCCTGAATATTCCGTCTACCCGCTCAGCCAAAAACTGGGCGCGCATGTTCATCATTTCCGTGATAGTCGGGCGCACCGTTTCCTCTACAAAGTCGGGCGCTGTCATTTCTCGGATTGTCTTATGCCATTCGTCCCGTCGCTTTTGCGGCATCATGTCCAGCACGTCAGTAAGTGCTAGGGTCTTTGACCAATAGGCAGAATTAAGGCTCGCTACTGCTCCCGATACCTCAAACAGCTTTTTTACTGAAGGCCGAAAGTGTCCGCTATCGTCACTGTTTCCAGATAGAAAATATTCAAGCGCGGACTCATTCTCCACGTCGATCATGTTGCCAATAGCTTCAATCCGTTTTCGCATGGATTGGTATTGACCCAATAGCTCGGTGAAGATGTCCGCACTTACTGGCGCAAAGAAGTGAGCGGTTTCGTCTACTAGCTCGGTGTGGGCTATTTCGCTCACCTTGGTGCCACCTTCGATTTAGTCTGATTTGGTGTGCATGAATGCTGCTCTGGGTTTACCCTATTTGCATCTAGCAACATCTGGCGCGTGCTTTTGATTCGGCCAAACTTGTCGGCAATGATCGATGGCTGGCCTTTCCAATCGAATGGGCTTTTTGGTTTACTTGGTTTCATTTTTCTTTTTCCGTGTAGTTTTACGCAAGTCCACGTGCCTGCAAGACAACGCGCCTTTTAAGTAATCAGGGTCTCCATATGCGCCCATGATGTTGATATGCTGAACCATATCTTTGCCAAATTGCTCGGTGTCAAACTTGAATGCCTTATCCCGGCAAAATCCTCCAACGGTTTCTAGCAAGGCTTTCACGGCACACAATGCCTCGCGCAGCTCCTCAACTTCGCGCTCGCGTGCGGATTCATCATCAGAAAGCTCTGCCAGCGCTTCATCTTGGCTTTGAATGTGCAGCATGGCCCATTGCAGCAATCCACCCAAGTCGGTTCCACGGTTAGCCAGTCCGTTCTTTTCCAGCTCTTGCACTAGCTGTGATGTGTTGGCTAGCATAAGTACCCCACGCTGCGTAGGTGCGAATGGTCAGAGTTTGGTCGCTGCGGTTGATTGAACGGGTCGCACATGCCTACCTTGTATGGTTCGTATGCTTTTTTGGCTTCTTTGGTAGCGGCTATGCCGTCTTGGTCAAGATGGCTGCGGCCTAACTTTGTGATGTGGAAAGCGCCTTCAGCTTCAAACAATAGGCCAGCTTCCACCAAGATGGCTAGGCGAGCAGGCATGTTTCCAATGCTGACGCTTACATCCTTACCATGCGTAAAGTAATCAGCACGCCGAGGGGCTTGGGCGATGATGGTTAGCAGCTTCTTTTGTGCGGGTGTGATTTTCATTTTGTTTCCTTGAGTCCATTTAATTCGGCTTGCAGTTTTTCAATCTTCTTTTGCTTCAAGATACCATCAACAGAACCTTTGGTCGTTACATACCAATCGTTGATCTTATCTAGTCCAGCTTCTAGCTGCTCTGGTAAGAAGTAAAACGAGCTATTCAAATCATCGTAGTAATAGCATGCAATATCGGTAGCAAGTTTGTGGATAGATGTATTTGTCTCTGTATATACATCGTCATCAAACATATTGATGCAATTTATATAGACGTTTACCAATCCTTGAGGCATTGGAAGTTTCCTTGGGTGGTTACATGATTGATTTGTTTGCCAGTTAATACCCCAAGCAAAGTACGTTTCTTTGTACCGATCGGCTAGTCTGAAATAATCATCACCCTCAACTTTGTTCAAAAGAATTGATTCGCTGAACAACGGAATCAGTGCAGCAAAGTCAGTGCAGTTCTTGTATTCCTTAGCTTTATTCATAAGTTCTGTTTGTAGTTCTGGGTGAATGCCGGTTACGTCGATTGTGTCGGTAGTTTTCATGAGTTTCCTTTGTTGCTATTAAATGTGTAGCTGATTATGCTTGCTGGTCGGGCGCTGGGAGCTTTTTGGGCTTAAGTTTCAATCTAGCCGCTGCACCACGAACACGGTCTTCAAGTGCCTGGGGCAAGATTTCAGGCCACACGTACACAGATTGGGGTACGGAATAGCCTAGCGCCTTAGCGGCTAAATTTGGCGTACCTCCTAATAACTCTATCGCTTCATTCTTGGTCATCGTCATGTGTAAGTCCTTTTAAGTTGTTTGACCCATGTAATGTAACACAGTTTACATCGCCATTGCCATGACCTTGTTAAAACTATTTTACTTTTTTTTCAAATTCTTTTGTATCTATGTTGAAAAGTAAGTTACACTACATGCACACCAACCAACCAAAAGGAAACTATGAAAGCACAAACAATACTCAACCGTGCGGCACACGCAGCATCAAAGAACCCCGACGATCTATCGCGCATGGCCTTCCACATTGGAGCGCTTGAAGCTGAAGTGACCATGCTGTGCCATGCTATCAACGAATACACGCCAATCGCCGAAGGTGTAGAAACCACATTCAAGCACGCAGGCTGTGACCTTGTAGTCTTTTACGAAGCCGACGATGAGGGAGACATTGACATCACGGGAGTGTTTGCCAATGGTATGGATGTAACCGATCTGCTAATGGATACCTCAGCAATGGATGCGGTAATGGAGCATTGCACAGACCATGCATACATCCAACGCAAGCAAGCTGCATATGACTTGGCGGAGCAGCAAATGGAAAACAGGCGCGATGCTGATTTGGAAAGCGGTGCAGCATGACAATCGCCGAATACTTCGCCAGCCTGCCTCGTGGCTCTATCAAAGGTGTAGCAGCTAAGTTGGGCTACTCAGTTAGCCACCTTTACAAAGTAGTCATTGGAAAAAATAATCCGTCTTTTTTCATGGCTAACGCTTTTGTTCAATTCTCAAACGGAAAAATTGATATGCACACTATAAACATAGGCGAAAGGACGAAACATCATGCGAACAAGTAACACAAACAGCGACAGCGGATATTCTGGCGCATTCTCTTGGTGGCGACAAACTAGCCACCACGCACTTGGGTACACGGTATGCAATCACACTACGTTTTTTGAGGGCACTGGTGTATTTGATGCCGTAACCGATGATTTTGGAAACTTAGTAAAGGCTGGAAAATGAAACTGACTAAATGCGACAAGTCACTAATACTGCGCGAAATTAAGTATGACTTACCCAAAATTGATGACACGGAGGCCATTCAAGTTGCACTTGAAAAATCGATGAGCCAGTTGTGTCGTAAGTTGTACAAGTTGGACCCAGTGGCGCTGCGCACAGAGTACGCAACATCATATGACTTCTTACAAGATGGCGGCCATGAGTATTACGTTGGTGATGCAGACTTTGCTGCTGTGACCAAACCTTTCAAGGACAAGAAGAAAGCAAGGGAGGCAACCCTCAACAAGGTGAGCGCCGCACTTGACTCCTGCACCACCCTGAAGCAGCTTCAAGAGCGTCTGCCAGAATTTGTAAAGTATTTTCATGCAGAAGTCACAAAAAGTACAAACTCACTGGTTGTGCAGAGCCCCGTAAATGAATTGAGGGCCATTGGATGGCCAGTAGGATCAAAGAAATGACACACACAAAAACTAACGGATGTGGCGGAAATTGCAACCAAGGCAGACAATGCGACTGCTGTCCAAACGCATACCGCAAGAACTTCGATCACTTTGGTAATCCAATCGAACAAGAGCCGCCATTCTTGCTAACCGACTTGATCATCATTGCCATAGCTGTAATTGGTACGGCTGTATTGTTGGCGGGGGTAGTGTGATTCACTATCACGGATCACCAATAACACCCGCGTCAGCTGCTGCCAAAGTTCTTGCAGGTCGCCATTCGTTCGTGTCATTTGCAAATCCCGAACAGTTGCCAATAGCGATTGAAGTGTGCCAGTCGTTTGCATTGGATAACGGCGCATTCTCTGCCTGGATGAGTGGAAACCCAGTAACGGATTGGACACCTTTTTATCAGTGGGTGGCTAAGTACATGAACACACCGAACTTTGATTTTTTCGTTATCCCTGACGTAATCGATGGTGACGAAAAAGCAAACGATTCACTTCTTAGGGACTGCCCACTTCCTAAACACATGGCTGCACCTGTTTGGCACATGCACGAAACGACTTCACGCCTTCAATGGATGGCTAGAAATTACCCACGGGTTTGCATTGGGTCGTCCGGTGAGTTTTCAATGGTCGGTACACCTAAGTGGTGGGAGAGAATCAATGTTGCATTGGCTTCTATCGTTGACGCAAATGGCCAGCCGATCTGCAAACTGCATGGGCTTCGTATGCTTAACCCCGAAGTATTCACACGCATTCCTTTCGCGTCAGCTGATAGCACGATGGTAGGAAGAAACGTGGGGATGGATGGCGCATGGAAAGGAACATATATGCCGCCAGACAAGGACTGGAGGGCGCAAGTTCTTGCTGCCCGTATCGAATCACACAACTCAGCAAATTGCTGGACAAATCAACCACAACAGGAGTCACTATGCCTTTTTTAATCGCCATCTACGCAGTTGCAATCATCTCTGCAAATTTGCTTGTATCCAAATTCGGCCCAAGCATTACACCTATCAATGCCTTCTTCTTGATTGGACTTGACCTAGCTCTACGAAATTATCTGGCGCTGAAGATGAGCAAGTTTCAGATGGCTGCAATGATCGTTGGAACTGGGGTAATAAGTTACGCAGTCAATCCAGCAACGGGGATGATTGCCATTGCATCCGGCGTTGCGTTCACTCTTGCAGCGCTTGCAGATTGGGCCACGTTTAACACCGTGTCAGGCCAATGGATGAAGCGAAACCTTGCAGGAAATAGTGCAGGGGCATTGGTTGATTCCATTATCTTCCCAACTATTGCTTTTGGAAGTCTGATGCCTGTAATCGTGTTGGCTCAGTTTGTAGCAAAAGTTGCAGGTGGTACATTCTTTGGCTACATCATTCAGAAACGGCTGGTGAAAGCATGACCCACACAGTAGATTCACTTATGGCACTGGCTGATGCGTATGCCGCGCTCAAGCGCCACGACTACTTAACAGGCGAAGGATCGTCGTTGTGGTATCGAGAAAACTTGCGCGCAGCACTGACGGAAGCGCTTAAAAATAAGCAGGATTTATACACATCGCAAGAACGTGTACAAAATTCGCCTGAAAGTGTGCATATCGCGCAGCCAGTATGGGGGCCTTTAAGTGATGAGCAGATTCAAGAAATCTATATCAGCGAATACAACAAAGGACACCACGGGCGTGATTTTGAGACTGCCTTTGCCAGGGCAATCGAGCATGCCCACAATATCGGAGGTGACAAGTGACTACGTTTTTCAGGCTGTGCGCCATGTATCACCGATTCGGCCACACACCCTACCGCTCCATTGTGCGAGCATGGGAGACGATGCGGAGGATGACATGAACCAATCCGACCTATTCGCTATTGGCATGGAATCAGATACGGCCTACCGCCTGATGCAAGAGCTGTGCAAGCTGCTAGATGTTCAATACCCACCAGACCCAAACGATAGAACGCAAATAAATGTAAAAGAATTGAAAAAAGCAGAGTAAAATCGATTACAATAAAACTTCACTAAACAAGGAAACGATATGTCAATTGCAGCACTAATACTAGGTTCATCGGGTAGTGGAAAATCTACCAGCCTTAGAAATTTAGACCCAACCAAGACACTGCTCATCCAGTGCATCAAAAAGCCTCTGCCATTCAAATCAGCTGGGTGGAAAAAGCGGGTAAGCATGCAAGACGATGGCAACGTCATCCAAACCAGCGACCCGGTGATGATTGAAAAAATCATGCGTAAGTCACCACACGACATTGTTGTGATTGATGATTACCAGGCGGTCTTGATTAACGAGATTTTAGGACGTAGCAGCGAACACGGTTACACCAAATACACCGATGTGGCTAAAGGTGCATGGAACATCTTTAACGCTGCGGGTGACTTGGCAGACCATCGCCGTGTTTACATCATGGCCCACACTAGAACGGACGAATTCGGCAACATTCGCATGCAGACTGTTGGCAAGTTGGTTGACTCGACCATCGTGCCAGAGGGTTACTTTACGATCGTACTGCGCACCGAAGTGACCAACGGAAATTACAAGTTTTTAACCCAGACCAATGGGCAAGATTGCTCGAAAAGTCCAATGGGTCTATTCAAAGACCTGCACATTGATAACGACTTAGCGCAAGTTGATCAAGACATTCAAGATTTTTATTCAATTCCCCAAACCACTGCTTAACTAAAAAGGAAAAAGCAACCATGTATAACCTCGACCCAAACGCAGCGCGAAAAGCTGACACGCAAGGCAACCAGATTAAAGAGCTTGGCAAATACCTCGGAGCTATCACACAAGCCGAAGACATCACAGCAAAGACTGGCACAAAAGGGTTAAACCTGCACTTCACCAGCGACGCAGGCCAAAAAACGAAGGTTTCTATCTACGTTGAAAAAGCCGACGGAACAAAGCTCAGCGGCTTCTATCTGCTACAAGCCTTAATGACCTGCTTACAGCTTCGCAGCTTGTCGCCCAAACAAGGCACTGTGACTGTTTACGACTACGATCAAAAGAAAGACGTGCAGAAACAAGCAAGCATTTTCCCAGAGCTATGCAAGCCCATTGGCCTATTGCTTGGCACTGAGGACTATCAGAAACAAGATGGCAGCGTCAGCAGCCGCATGGTGTTGCGCGGCGTGTTTCAGGCTAGCACAGAGCTGACAGCGAGCGAGATTCTTGACCGAAAGACTGTGCCGGAAGCATTGCCCAAAATGGTGCAGGCTCTAAAACACAACCCTTTGAAGGCTGCACCAATGGCACAGCGTACGAATGCATCTAACGCTGCCACTCAGCCCTTTGGCGAAGATGAAGATCTTCCATTCTGATGTTGGCCAAATGGACTGAAATTCTCCCGCTGTTTGTAGTGCGCTGGATTGCCTTGCGCCATTGCGAACGGTTGATTGTTTTTCGCGAAGAGCATGAGCGAATCATGGCCGTCGCTAGGCCTGACGTTTACATCAAGATTAAGTAAGTTTTTGGCACTGGTAGCCTCTGGGGATTCTCGGGGGAGCGCACTACCAGTGCCAATCTAACTTGGCAAACAAGTTGGCAAATAGCCCAGTTTTTCCAATGTAGAAGCTGCAAAAATAAGTTGGCAATAGACGCTAATTTATTTATAAATATTTTACAAAACGCTAGTAAAATAGATTACACTATACACAAACAAAAAGGAAACCAATGACCAAGCTACCAAAACCAGCTTGCCCAAAATCAGGGACAAGACAACCAAGTAATCTTTACACCGAAGAGCAAATGCTCCAGTTCCGGCGCGATGCGTTGGAAGATGCTGTGAGTATTTGCTTTGAGGCCGAAGACTCAGATGATGAATATGTATCAACACGGCACACTATTGCTCGCGCAATCAGCAAACTAAAGGAAACCAATGTCCTCACTTTTTAATTTGTCAAATCAGTACCTAGAACTGGCGCACACACTCTCAGAGCTAGATTTAGATGCTACAACTGTAGCTGACACGCTAGAAGCAAGCAATTTGCCTGAAGATATCGCTACAAAGGCTGCAAACATCGAATACGTTGCCCGTAGTGCAGAGTCTAACCATGCAGCAATCGACGCAGAGATATCCCGTTTGCAGGCTCTCAAAGCGCATCGCACCAAGATTGCTGCAGGTTTGCGGGAATACATCCTAAGCAACATGCAACGAATGAACATTGAGCGCATTGAATGTCCGTTGTTCACAATGAAGATACAAAAGAACCCCGCAAGCGTAGATGTGTATGACCCACTAAGCATACCAGCCGAATACATGGTGACACCAGAGCCACCGCCTGCCCGTGTGGATAAGAAAGCACTGGCGACCGCTATGAAAGCAGGCACTGAGATACCAGGCGCACGTATGGTGCAAGGCGTGAGGCTCGCGATTAAATGAAAGTCACCAAATTCGACAAAATGCGCCAGCTACTTCGTGAAGCTGATTGGACGTATCAGGAACTGGCAGACGAGGTAGATTGTCAAAAAGCCAGCGCAATAAAGCTAGTACGCGAAGAAATTGCCGCAGGTAATGTGAAATTTGTTGGCTACAAGGCTGATAGCAACCTTTACACATGGGTAGGCGATGATGATCTGATAACCATGGCAAAACGTGCTGCTGATTACTTGGAACAGCATGCAAAAGACCAATTAGGCCAGTCGATTGCCAAGCACCTGCGGAGGATGACGACGTGAAAAAAACTAGCACATACGCACGCAAGATGCGCCGAACCGACCAAACCTACAATGCCGCGGCTTGGTTGAACACCTTGACCAAGTGCCGCGCCTATTCTGACGAACTGATACCTGGGGCGATTGCAAAAGTGCCAAGCTTTGAAGCTATCCGCGCAATGATTATCGAAACCCGCATTGGCAGAGATAGCGAACGGCCTCGACTTGTTTGAGGAAGTGGCGACCAATAGCAGCCCTATGCAGATGAACAATGCCATGCTTGAGAGAAATAGGCTAGTGGAACAATTAAAAAGAAATTACACTACAATGTAAAATTTGTTGTATAATCGCATTGCAAAAACAAAGGAAACAAACATGCACAAAGAATTGATAGCACGACTGCGCTCTGGTGCAGGCAATGCGCGTGAGCGAGTTGTGTACAGCGGATTAGCCCCTCTTGCCGATGAAGCCGCCGACGCTATCGAAGAGCTGCAAGCAGATCACGAGCTGATGCAGACCCAACTGCAAAACTCGATTACACGCAGACAAGAGCAAATTGCATCAGCCGATTTTGCAGTGGCTTCATTGAAAGCAGAGCGTGACGAATACCAGCAAGCCGCCGACAAGATGGCAATGGAACACAAGGTAGAGCGCGACACCCTACGCCAGCAACTAGCTGAAGCGCAGGCGCTGATTGAAGCAAGCCAGAAGCAGACACCGTGTGCATTCGCTATGCGGAGAGATGATGGTTTGGTGCTTGATGTTATCTGCCCTGATGAACACGAAAGCCATGAAGGTGAATACACCCTGCCTTTGTACTCTACCCCAGTCATTGATGACTATGTGCAACGGGATGCTTGGCGTTATCGTGAACTGATCTTTGCAGTTGCGCGAAAGTTCCAAAACGAGAGCCGCCATGAAACAGCACTACGGTATATCCAAAGAATGGAAGCACCAAGCACCACATCTAGCGCAGCTATGAAAGTCGCAGCATGAGTTACACCGCAACACCAACAGTATTCGAGATACACGACGACGAAACACGAGAGTTTTCCGCTCGTGTGAGCATGTTTGACGAAGGTGGTGCAACGATTGAGCTAAAAAGCTGCTTTGATCGAACAACTTTTGATGCAATCGTACCAAGCTTGCAATATGCTTTATCGGCAATGAAATTGGATGGCGATCAGTGAGCACGCCAACCGCAAAACAATGGGAGCGCCGCGCACTTACAGCAGAGCAAGAGCTTGAAACAATCCGCGCCATTCGCAAACAGGACAGCGACCGTGAATTGACAATGGCGAGAGAAAATGCAGCACTTCGTGTGGCAATGCGCGAGATTCAAGAGGCTAGCAACTGGGCGTATGGCATGATTGCTGATACTTTGAAAGGTTCCAAATGACAAAAGAACAAATCCTAGAAGTGCTAAAACTTCTTTCGGCATTGGAGGCATGGAGCTTTGCAGAAAAGCACAACTTGCCGGACTATCTTTTTGACCGACTAGACAAGAGCATCCAAGTGCTAACTGCTAAGGTTCTTGAATAATTCCACAGCCCCCATCAAAAGCACTTCGGTGCAATTGCTTGGGGGTTTTTCGTATCACTTCAGCGATCTTGCAATGGTATCGTCCTTGTTTCTTGACGAACTACTGGAACCAAACCAATAACTGACACAGGCCATCCACGCGGTGCCCAAGCTGCCCAACATGACCAATAGAGGTTCGCTACTCTTGTACGATTCAGACATCATGAAGGCTAATATCCCAAAGAACCCCACCGTGATCAAGTAAGTTAGTACAGCGGGGACTGTTGACCCCGTAGACACATGCATTTCACGCGCGCTCTTCCTATCATCTAAGGCCAATTGTTCGCGCTTAATCTCGTTATCATCCATCCACTTTTTGAACTCGATCTCTGCCAACTTTACTTGCGCTACTTGGTCTGGTGTGAGTTTGTCCGCAGTCATAGCCTCGCTAACGGCTTTAACCGTCTTTTCAGGAACGCCTAGCTTATCGGCAATGAAAGACGCTGCAATGCCACCGAATGGGCCTAAAAAAGCAGTTCCTAAGAGTGGTGCAAGTTTTGCCAGTAGTTCATTCATGCGTAAGCCCTCGCCCCATGTTCATCAATAACTAGAGCCTGCTTTTTGTTAGCATCGCTAAAAGAAATATGCACCCAGCCGCCGCCATTAGATGCAAACTCACTTATCAATTGGTCGTAGTCAATATCGCTATCAATGATGGCCTTGACAATCTGGTCAACACTTCCAAACGTAGGGCAAGTAAAGTCCACCGCCTCGGCTTTGACGTGTTGACTGGTGTTCTTAGAACCTACAGCAGCATTAAGAGACAAGCAGCGATAACCGCTACTAATATGGATTGGATTAGAACGAAGGCGCAGTCTAACCTGCTCAAGTCCGGCTGCTGTTCTTTTCGCAGTTTCATAAAGTTCTATCGGTAAGTCGTTGTTGATGCCAAGCCTCCCAGCCGTTTGAGACTGGGTGAACTCTGCGACGGTGAAGTGGGGTGAAAGGTTCATTTGAAGCCATGCGCTTTCAGGTAATCAATGAACATAAGCCCAAGTCCAACAAGAGCCGACCACACCAAACCAGCGAGCGACTTCTCAATGATGGCTTTGCGTATGGATGCACGGTCTGTCTGCTCTTTTATCGCAAGCCGTACCCATTGCTGTTCCTGCTCTGTCAGGCACGTGGGCTGATAGTGAACCTTGAGAGCCGTGATTATCGAATTGACTAAATGCTCATGTGTACCGCTGCGTCGCTCTGTGCCGCCGTAGGTTTGATGATCGTCTGTCATTTTGGGTATTTCACCTTAATGGCAAGACAAGCATCTTTATACGCTTGTATCTGTGACTCATCGCCTTTCACAATACCGTCCAAAAAATCCGTAATTGGAGGGTATTCCGCAGCACGTAGTTCTTTATACGTTGGAGGTGCTGGAACCGGGCGTAGTGCTTCCGCTTCTTCGGCTGTGATTTGCACAGAGCCAGCGGGGAGCAAGTGGGCGAACTCAGGCTCAATGAAGTGAAGGGAGTTGTCGGGGGATTTGTAGTTCATGATTTATCCTTTAGCGGAGTTCTGTCCAGCCGTTCAAAGTAGCCCCAGTAATACTGTAACTTCCACCTACAGGA